CCTTGTTGAATCAAATAACCAAAGTTGGCGCCATTGTAACTACTGACACCTTGTTGAAATACTGTATTACTACTTTGATCTAAAATTGTAAATGCACTATTTCCACCTTGGACTTGACCGTTACCAACAAATAAAGGCATTACAATTCCTCCAACGAGAATTTGTATTTTTTGCCTGTCTTGTTGTTGATAATGAATAAATCATTTGCACCTTCTTGTATTGTCCAGTTACCTGTAGTACCGTCAACATCATTAGGACCTTTTCCTTCATTACTCAATTGTAAGTCACTTGTATAAATGTTGGCCCAACGATTATTTGCACTACCTAGATTAAAATATGATGGTATTACTGGAATTACATTGTATGTTGTTATGTCCGATATAACATTAGCTACTGATAAAGTGCTGGCTTGCAACGATCCTGTAATATTTGTTGGTCCTGACACATACAAATACCCTTGTACGTTTGCGTTTAGTATTTGACCACCACCAAATAAAGAATTTATAATAAATGCATTATTAGCTATCAATCCATTGAATATTGGAGCGGTATTCAATACAACTGAACCAGTACCAGTTGAAGTTGTTGTCCCTGTACCGCCATCAGCAACAGGCAATGTTCCTACTGTTAGATTATTTGCTGATGTTGCATATAAAGCACCACCAGAACCAAAAGATGCCAGGCCTGTTCCACCATATTGTGGTTGTATTGCAGCTGCTTGCCATATACCAGTTACTACTGTACCTAATGAAGTGATTGGCGCATTACTAGCTGATGCAGTATAAGATGGTGCAGAAACTGATCCTGTTGTACTTCCAGTAGTTGCCAATAAACTACCTAAATTTGAAGTTAGTGCTTGAGTGCCAACAAGATTACTAACAAGATATGATGCAGTACCACCCAAATTACTAAATTGTTGCATGTAACCCACATCTTGTGCGAGTTGTGTTGAATTTTGATAAAATGCCCAATCACCAGTTCTTCTAGTTGCAAGCAGAGCTTGAGTGTTTTGAATATATGTTGTAATATTCGCTACTATTATATTAGATAGATTTGAAGATTGTGATGTGACATTCAAAGAACTTTGCAATTCACCAACAAAGAACATGAGTGTATTTGCATTTGCTGCCAACTCATCTTGTATGAACAAACTGGTAAATGAACCTAGAATTGGTGCAGTATTCGATACACCATCGGTCTTTGCCAACGTCATCATGTTCAACTGGCCAATATTCTGTGCTGATTGAAATGATGGATATTGCATATTGTTTACAACTGCAACACCAGAAATATTATCTGTATGTGATTGAAAACTTGCAAGTTCTATTAGTAAATTTGCAGCTGCTAAAGAGATATTTGATGTGTTTGCAGTATTTGCAGAATAGAATAACGTATTTGATGCAGTCTGTAACTGATTCAAATAAATTGTTGTTGGGTTTCTAAAGTAATTAGAACGAACTGGAGAACCAACAGACAAATCATATTGTTGCCATGTAGGCATACCACCTGAAGTTGTTGCAATAAGACCTAATGTATTTGCAGCTCCAACAGATAATGTCTGAGCAGACCCAAAACGAGTTGTGTCAAAATTTAGATTTAGTCGGTTATATAAACTCATAATATTTCCTTATGGCATCAATGGTATTGGTGGTGCAGTAATTCCTCCACCATTTTGTACACCAGCGTGAGTATGACTATCATAAATTGCACGAATCATTGGTGCACCACCTTCTGGATCCATCAATATACCGCCAAAAACAATAGTTGCACCAATTACAGCAGGTGCAGTTACTAAAACAGTTGCAGTTACAGTACCTGGTATAGTAGGACCAGGTATACCAACATTCACACCACCAAGTGTAGATATACCGGCAACTGGATTTACAGAGCCTGGAACACCTGCGTGTATACCTGTGCCTGCGGTAACTGAACCAGTAGAAGATATGTCATCCGCTAGAACTTTTCCGTGTACAGTCAAATCTGTATTCAATACAAGTCTATCACCTGCCTGTATATACATTGCTGATGTTTGACTGCCTGGTTGAAAGTACATATCACCAGCAGTTGTAAGTGTATAATCACCTTTTACAACTACATCATAATTCTTTTCAATAACTCGTTTTTCATTACCTTGTACATTCGTAAGTGCATCACCGTGAATCGTTACCTCTGCATTACCAGCAATGTTGACATTACAATTGCCTTGAATGATTACGTTATCATCCATTGCAACAATTCTATAACCTTTACCAACAATACGATGTACTTCTGTACCGTCTGGTTGCCATTCTGTAAATGTTCCAACTCTATGTTGTGTTCTTATACGTTCAGCACCAGGAGTATCGTCAAACTCTTGAAAGTGACCTCCTTCGGTCTGCATCACATTATTATGTGGATACTCCGCCGCATAGGCTGATTGTGGTTCTTGTATTTGTGCCATAATTATGGTTTTTGTGGTTGTCCGGGTGGAGTAAATCCTGCAGCTGCGAATACTGATTGAGTGGCAGCTGCCTGTGCTTGTGTATTGCTTGTGTTTACTACTAACGGTGTTTTCAAAGATACTACCAAAGATGCTTGTGCCGTTGCAACTGATTGTACAGATGCAGTAAATTGTGATATACTATTCTTTACATCAGAAACTGCTGTAGTCAAGTCACTAATTTGTGAGTCTGAAGGTGTTGCACTATCAGCAGATAATGCATTATTGTAACTTGCAATGATTTGTTTTTTTATTGTGGAAATACAATCTTTGAAATATTCTAATAATATTGAAGGCAAAGAAAGAATGAATGCTAAAAGTTGTTTGATTGCATTGATATATTTTATAACATCATTTATTGTCGTTGCAATCTTATTGATAAGTTTTGCAATATCAGCAATTTCATGTGCTATTTTTTCTAAGTAAGATACAATACCAGTAGAACTTGGATTTATACCTAAAGCTTTGATGATTGCTTTTACCGCCATACGGATTGCCATAACAACTTGGCCTGCAAATGCACCTGCTTGTGATGCAACTAAATTTACATATGTGCCAGTATCACAAGCGTGAGCAACTGTCTGATTAGATTTTTTGATTGCAGAACCAGTCATGTTGGCATAATTGCCTTCAGACTGAGGTGGAATATTTGTTTTTAGTGAGTTGATATCTGCTGAATTTGGAGATTCAGCAACTGTAACTGTAACTACAGACCTATCTTGTGGTCCTTTATAACCAGGATTAAGACCATTGGTTAGTTCAGATAGTTCTTGTGTTGATGGTACTTTATCGCTGAGTGAGGTTGTTTTATTAGCCGCATCTTGAGCGTCTAAATTTTCTTGAATTATTGCAATATATTTTGTAATATCGGCAATTATCTCAGATGTGGCTAGATAACCATTCAACGTAAAATCTATATACGGTTGAAAGGCTGATTGTAAAGTTAGTAATGCCGACTGTACGTTATAATCTGAATTGTCCGTAGCTTTTGAACGTAAAATCAGAATATTATACTGGTCGACTAAATCTTGGAATTTTTGTTCGGTGGTTGTCGTATCTGCCATTTATTATACCTATTTGCTTGGTTTTAGTCCAGGAATAATACCCATCATTACAGGTGCCTGTGCAGAATCTCCATCTAAAAAGAAACCAAAAACCCAATCATTGAGTTTTGGTTTGGAGTATGTACTAGCGGCGTTGACGGGATACATTGGTAGTGCCCATGGTAAATCTGCATCAGGTAAAAGTGCCTGATTGTCTGTATGATGACCAAATATTCTAACTTGGCAACGACCTAGTGTCAATGGGTCACTACGGTTCGTAATGGTTCCCATCCAAAAAATTATATTTTTGTTGCCAAAAAAATTGTTTATTTCCATTATGTTGCTGTTATTTTTTGATTACCACTTACAAGACTTTTCCATATAGGATCAGATAATGTTGCACCTGCATATGCACCAAGATTACTACCCTTACATAACTCTATTACAGTTATATATGATGTATTATTTACAATGTGACGAATAGCACTTACCAAATATTTACCAGATAATTGATTGTCTACACTTCTTTCGTTTTTTGCAGTTGTTAGTGATACTGCCTCAACATTGACTTCTAAAGTCATACCTACAAACAATTCTGGATTACCTGGAACAGTTATTCTGATTTTTTGGTATTGTGATAATGCCAACTGACCTACACGATTGGGTATATAGTTTTCTGCATTTATATCGTTTGCAATAGTTTCTGGTGCCTGTTTCAAATAATTAGACTGGTTTAGTTGATTATAGTTACCAGCGGCCATTCTAAGTACACCGGCTTCAAATTGTTTACTCTTTATACTAGAACCTGGTGCATCATACAATGTCTGATTGAATCTATTTTCATAATTATTTGTGATTGGTGCACCGTTCAAACTTTGATAATTTCCAGCTAAAGTATTGTAATTATAATCTGTTACATACTTTTTTCTCAATAAAGGATCAAAAGTAATCAAACGATTTGCAAACGTACCATTCATTATTCCTTTTAGTGTATCAAAATTTTCTAATATTTCTAAATTCATTATATTATAATATTCTTGATTCAAATCACTCGTTACATTTTTTGGAGCAAAATTATATGTTGCCAATGCAGGTTGAGTAAACAATGTTGCCAAAGATGCAAAATACAATCCGTCATTGTTTTCGAAAAATATCATATCGGCACCGTTTAGATTGTTGCCGGTACCACTATATCCATTTTTTGCTGGTGATGCATACAATGATAACCAATTGATAGTTTCAAATATCTTTTTGTTTGGTAGAATAAAATCATATGTGAATACTGTATCTTCAACACTTGCCGGTTTAGTATTTGGTAATCCTACACCTAGAAAATTGTTCAATATATCTTTTATGATATTAGATATAGTTTGTTTTTTATATGATTTACAGATTCTATATTGTTCAGATAATAAGAACTCGTCCGAACATATATTGATTGTATATGTTTCAAAAGTATTGTTGATACTGAATGAACGGTTTGTAATTGAGAATACTCTAAAAACTCTTTCTATTTCTATTCCTTCAGATATTGTCTTATCTAAAGTTATTTTGATATATTCTGTACCATTCAATGAAGCGCCATTGATAATACCAACAGAATCAGACAAGACTATCTGACCGGATAAAGTTCCAGCAAATAAATCTTCAAATAAATTTAGTTCTACTAATTGTTGTTTTAGTGATATCGGACCAAAGGAACAAAAAAGGGTTATTTCTTTTAGTTCAAAATCGGTAGGATACTTTACGTTTGAAAGATCACTCATTTTATGACATTAGACTTTGAAATTGTTTTTCAATTTGATTTACGTATGAACTGTTTATAATATTGATTCTTCTATTGGACTCGTTTTTACCAACTTCATAATCATATATAGAAACTTGTCTATAATTTACTTGCCTTGTTGCAACTACACCATTGGGAAATTGCATAGAAACCGATTGGTCTAGTGATGTTTGAAACGTATCTTGGTCTATCTCAATAGTAACAGTTTGTTTTTGGCCATCTTGACTATTGAAAGTAATCAAATCTTGTTCATAATGATGAGCTGTTGATTGTGTATACGATAAAACTATAGAAGAATCAGTTGAATTAGCATCTACAGCATATTTGTTTATAATATAAGCATCAAATTGTTTACTACTCAATGGCCATTCCCATTGTGGATCCATAATGTTGTTTGCAAATAGTACCATCCAAAATCTATCTGTACTACCATAATAACGATATGCAATATTTTCTGGAGTATCACCTTCTTTGATATCATACTTATACATGATATTTACATTGTTCTTCAAAGAAGGCACAAGGTAATTTCTTGCAATTATATTTGTTGCAACAGTAATATTACCATTTGTGTCGGTTACGTTTACTTGAGGTAAAGAGTTGAAATATCTCATTTTTATCCTAATACATTGCCGGGTGTAACTATTTGAGGAATAGCATCATTGAATTTAGGTGGCACCGGTGCAGGTTTATTGAAACCAGTAAACTGAGTGTATCTGGTTTTAGTAACAATGTCCATTTCTTGAAATTGTAGTGACATTCTAGTTTGAATTGGATAACCGTCATTATATGTTGCCCAACCATTTGGTGCATAATCAACTGCTACGTTTTTCAATACACAATCACCCACTTTGAATGTTTTTGCGTTACCAAATTCACCAACCGCAGAATTGATAGTACTTGTACCAGAATTATTGATAAGAGAAGCGGCCGCAGTTGAACCGATATATGTAGAAAGTGTGTTCGTAAATACGTTTGAGATTGAACCCAAAACACCAGGATTACCTGTAAATGCAAATTTGATATTGAAAATTTGTGGAGGAATCAAATATTGTTTAGTTCCTTCGGTATAATCTGGTAAAGAATAGTATATAAAAGTATTGATAATGTTCTCAACAACTTGTGCTTCTTGTGTTGATATTGGAGTGAAAATAAAGTCTAAAGTGAACTCTCTTAGACCAATACCTTGATATATCAATTGCATTTGCGGATTAGGAACAGTTTTTAGTGCTTGTTGCGCTAATGCCGTGATTGCATCACCATTTGCACCTAGTCCACTTGCAGCTGCACCTAATCCTTTTGCCGCCAGAGCTCTACCTTCAGGTGTACTCAGTATATTAGATACATCTCCCGTGGCAACTTTAGACATAAAGTCTTTATCAGAAAATGCACCAGCCAAATAACCACCCAAACCAAATGTTTCAGTCATACTAACCGCAGTATAGTTTGAATCAAAACTGGTCTGTAGATTATCTGGCATGTATAGAGAAACAGTAGCTTGATTTGCACCTTTCTTTGTTTGATAAGTTGCACCAGAAAATAATGTGGAAGCTGATTCTGCTGCTGATACACCAATACCGACTGCTTCTGATGGTGTTAGATTTGTAATGGCATTTTTAGCTTTTGTGGCTGCTTCCTGAAGGGAATTGATTTTTTGTAAAGCCGCAATACCTTCATTTACCGCTGTTCCAGCTTGTGATACTATGTTCTGAAAATCACTGGTGTAATCAAATATTGTAAACTGTACGGCATGAGAAAACGTTGGATTTGAAGCTAAATCTAACGGATAGAGTAAGTTTTTATTCGTACCTTGCAAAGGAGAGAATAAATCCGTCAAAATATTCTGTGGAGATACACCGCCTATGCTTAGTGGTGAAATATTAACTATTGCCATTTTTTATCCGAAAAAGTGATATACATATATTTATGGCATATTCAGGCAAGTTTACCCCCAGAAATCCAACAAAGTACGTTGGAGACCCAACTAATATCATTTATCGTTCCAGCTGGGAATGTAAGTGTATGGATTGGTTCGACCGTAATCCAGACATCATTTCATGGGCTTCAGAAGAACTTATTATACCTTATATATCACCAGTTGACGGTAAATGGCACAGATACTTCCCAGATTTCTTGGTGAAGATAAAGACCGCTAAAGGTGTAAAGACTTGGATGATAGAAGTTAAACCCAAGTATCAAACGGTACCACCCAAACAACCACAAAGAAAAACAAAGAAATTCATCCAAGAAGTGATGACTTATGGTGTCAATCAATCTAAATGGAAATATGCAAGAGAGTATTGTTTGGACCGTGGTTGGGACTTTCAAATTATCACAGAAGATCATCTAGGCCTGTAATAAATATAGTATGGCATCAAAACTAACAAATCTAACCAGTCAATTTTCAGCAGCCCAAATACAGGCAAGATCGACACAATCGTACAAATGGTTTATTGAAAAGATTTCGCAAATACGGAATCCAAACTATATTGCACGAGGAGTAAAGGCTGAACACCAACGTGAAGTAAAACATTTCGTAAATGGTGGGTTATATTGTTTTTACTATGATCCTAAGCATAAGAAAGATTTACCATACTACGATAAGTTCCCACTTGTTTTGGTATTAGAAAGATATAATGATGGATTCCTAGGATTGAATCTACATTACTTACCGATTCGTCATAGAGTGGTACTCATGGACAAACTCATGGATTTTGCCATTACAAAAGGTGATGACATACTGAGGATGCGTGTGACTTATGATATCCTGGTTGCAACCAAGAGGTATAAAGAGTTCAAGCCGTGTGTAAAGAAGTACTTGTATACTCACCTACAATCAAATATACTTACCGTTCAGCCAAATGAATGGGAAACTGCGGTATTCTTACCAATGCACCAGTTCAGAGGCGCAAAAGCAAAAGAAGTTTGGCAAGAATCATTAGACCAAATAAAAGGAACAACAGATGGCAGGGACGATTAACAATTTTCTAGGTAGTTTTACTACCGATGTAGCAAGATCATCTAGATTCGATGTACAAATCAATGTACCTATCGTTCTTTTGCCGTTTGTAAAGACCAGTAGAGAACTAAATTTCAGATGTAAATCTGCTGATATTCCTGGTAGAACACTTGCAACTACTGAACGAAAGTTTGGTTCTGCACCTAGTAGAAAAATACCTTATCAGACAACTTACAATGAATCTACTTTGAATTTCATTGTTTCTGATGATATGTCTGAAAAGACCTTGTTTGAGGCTTGGATTGAAGCAATCAACCCTACTGCAACATACAATTTCAACTACCCAGCTAATTACATATCAACAATTATCATAAACCAGTATGACGTAACTAATAAAGTTACTTACTCTGTTACCCTGAATGATGCATATCCAATTGCAGTCAATCAATTAGACTTAGACTGGCAAACTGAAAACCCACACCAATTGACGGTTGTATTCGCATATACTAACTGGCAATCTAATTCTGTTACATCAACTATCAATAACCTAAAAACACAGGTTATTAATTCTATTATTCAATGATTTGAAGGAGATATACTATGGCTTTGCCAAAAATTGATACGCCAACCTATGAAGTGACGTTACCGCTTTCTAAAAAGAAAGTGACATTTAGACCGTTCTTAGTAAAAGAACAAAAGAATCTAATGATGGCTATTGAAGCCAATGATTCAGATACGATTGAGAGAAACATCAAACAAGTTTTGACCAATTGTACAATTACACCAGATGTTATCATTGATGCATTACCTGTAATTGATGTTGAGTTCTATTTTTTACAGTTAAGAGCAAGATCAGTAGGTGAAGTTGTTGAGAACAAATACACTTGTACCAATGAAGTAAATGGTACTCAATGTGGTGCTACAATGGAATCATCATTCAATCTGTTAGAAATTGAAGTGACTTTTCCCACAGAATCAAAAGATGTGATACAAGTAACACCTAAGATTAGTATGAAAATGAGATACCCACAATTCTCAATTGTAGAGAAATTGAAAGATAAACAGACTTCTGTTGAAATTGCATTTGAAATTATGGCAGAAAGTATTGAATACATTTTTGACGGAGAACAATATTACTATTCAGCTGAAACTACAAAAGAAGAATTGATTCAGTTCTTAGAGTCATTGAGTCAAGAACAGTTCAAGAAACTGGAAGACTTCTTTGATAATATGCCTAAGTTACAGAAGAAGTTGGATTTGAAGTGTAAGAAATGTGGATTTGACCATGTAATAAACATGGAAGGTCTCGAAAGTTTTTTCGGATAATATTTCGTTATGATAACCTGAGAAATTACTATAAGACTAACTTTGCATTGATGCAACACCATAAGTATAGTCTTACTGAACTTGAAAGTATGTTACCTTGGGAACGTGATATCTATGTTAGCATGTTGTCCCAATATATTGAAGAAGAAAATGAGAAAATAAAACAAAAACAGGCTTCAATGAATAAGAAACGATAATGGCAATCAAAAATCAACAAAAACTACCTAATGAACTTTTTGAAGTATTATTACAAGATGGCGACCTTGCTACTATATTAGCAGAGGGTGGTGTTGATTTGACTCAAAGGCAGATGGCCAAAGTCAAAAAGATAGCAAGACAAAAAACAAAAGAAGAAGTAGAACAAATGGCTTTGGATCTGGTGATGTCACCAGGTTATCAAGCCTTTGTTTCTATGCCTATTATTTCTAAGATTCTTGATACTAAAGAAAAAGAAGAAAAACAACCAGACAAAGCCGTTCGTCAGAAGAAACCGACAGGTAAATCTAAAAAGAAACAAAAAGATCCAGAAGTTTCTACCGTCACACCAAATACGATTGTAGATTTGAAAAAAGGTGATACTGAGGCAGATATTCTTGCCAAGATGTTGAATCTACAAAAAAAGGATCACGATGATGCGGAAAAAAGATACCGCACATATGCCGATAAAAAGAAAGCCATACAAGATGAAAGAGATAAAGAGTTTCAAGAACTTGTAGATGCATTTGAAGGCAAAGATAAAAAGAAAAAGAAAAAACCCACAAAAGGTAAGAAAAGTAATTTTCTAAAATATGCCATGTTGAGTGGTTTAGTTTTAGCTGGTATAGGTTTACCGACAAAAGCTTTTGCATCTCAATTGAAAACTGAAAGAAAAGATTTTACAGACACAATGAAAGATGTTCTAAAATCTCTCAGTAGTACATTCACTTCTTCAGATATGACAGGTCTAACATTTGATGAACAAGTTTTGTCTGAAGATGAAGCGGCTGCTAAAAAGGCCGCAGAAGATTTTCTAGGTAATAAGATTTCAGACCAAGAGTGGGATAAATTGATTCGTGCAACAGCAGCCGAATCTACTATGAATACTAAAGAACAAGCCGCTATCATGGGTTCTATTTTGAATAGAGCTAGAAAAGAAGGTGGTAAACCAGGTTCAATAGCAAAAGTATTAGAAGCACCAGGTCAATTTGAACCTGTTACGGGAACAAAAGAAAAGCCAGAACCTAATCAAAAATATCTAAGAGGTCCTGCTGAAAAAGAAAAACAATCAATATTAGGTGGTGCAATCACTTATCTACCAAGTGTAAATAAAGAACAAACAAATTTTGCAGCTGCATCTTCAGCTGCTTATGCAGGACCAGGCCATAATATTGGTTATAGAGAAGAATTAGCAAAGACAGGTGTTGTGATTGGTGGAACACAGTTCGGTACAAACGTATACAAAGATATTCCACAAGTAGAAACACAATCAAAGAATGATATTCCTAAAATGGAAAAGAAACCTGCAAAATCTAATCAATCTGTTGTTATCATCAACAACAGCAATAATATGGCCAAATCAGGTGATACGAATGTTATGATTGGTCCACCTTTAGAAGACTTGTTACCTTCTATTTTTCAAAAACAATATAACCTAACTCGTTGAGGTCTAAATGGATTATAGAAAAGCCGACCAGATAAAAAGAAAAAGTTTATGGCAACTGATAAATGAAAAGAACCTTGAAGAAGGTGAATCTTTTGGTGCCTCAGTCAAAGGTGCCATTTCAGATAAACTAAAGGCCAGAAGTGTTCGTCTAAAACGTGCATTTAATCCTTTAACGTGGTTGAGTTCGATTATGGGTGGTAAAGGTAAAGGTGGTCGAGGTGCTTTCACTCGTGTTGCTAGATTTTTTGGTGCTAGTGATGAGAACATAGAATACTATGGTGGTTATAGAAGAAAAGATACTAAACGCACCAAAGTTGGTCCTGGTCAAGTTAGAAATTTAGAAGTAAACGATTCATCAGCTGATATACTTGCTAAGATGTATAACTTCATGTTAAAAGATTATCAACGACAGAAGCTACAACGTGAATTGGATGAGGACTTCCGTAAAGAAGAAAAGGCAGAAGCAGAAAGACGCCACGAAAAATTACTTGAAGCAATTACTGGTAAAAAAGTTTCCAAAACAGAAAAAGATGCGATTACTGATACTGGCGAAGAAAAGAAAAAAGATAGTGTACTTGATATCATTTTAGGCACTTTCAAAAAAATATTTGGTGCAATGAAAGCATTAGCTCTTGCTATTGTGCCTATCTTTACTGCTATAGTTGAAACTTTGAAAGTTATTGGTGAAGCAATTGGTGGTATTACTGGTATGGCTTCTGGTTTTATGAAGACATTAGCTGGAACAGTTTTGGGTATAATTGTGCCATTTATTACAAATTGGTTTCAGAGAATGATATTTGGATCAATTCTAAACAGAGTTTATGGAGCGTTCACATTTTTATTGAGAAACTTAGTAACATGGATAGGTGAAGGAGCTGTTGCTCTGTTTGGAGGACCTTTAGCTGCAATATTAGGTGTAGCTACTGTAGGTGTTGTAACTGGTGTTGCAGGTGCGGCCGCATATGATGTTGTAACCGATACTCAAAGAGAAGCTTTTACAAGTGATAGACCTACCGGTCCAAGACAACAATCAATAGACTTAGAGTCTGATTATAAAACAAGAAAAGAACAAATACAAGAAAAATATCACGGAAATAAATTATTTAAAGATTTTGGTGATGACCAAAAAGCCGCAGAAGCATATAAAGCTTTAGATGTATGGTATAAATTACAAAAAGAACAAATTCAAACCAAACAAAATATATATTTTGATCAATATGTAAAACCTATTCTAGAACAAGAAGGTTATACAGTTGACATGAATAGTGTTTCAGAAACTTCTAAAGGCAAAGCTGGAGATTTAGATTTACCTGTTATCAAAAAAGATGGTGTTGAATTAAATACAATAGAATATAACGCTTTAGCAGCTAAATTAGCAATAATAAAAACTTCTAAACAATATGCTAAAGAGGCTGCTGAATCGATTATCAAAGATGCAGAATCAAAAGTAATTGATAAAGTAATTGAACCTGGTAAAAATATAGTACAGGACAAATTACAACAAGGTATTGAAAAGATAAAGACTTTGCCTAGTATGATACCAGATGATACTGAAGATGAACCAAAAACACCAACAGTTATCAATAATCAAACAAATACTGCTGTGGGTGGTAAGGTATCATATAATGATGCAAGACCTATACCTTCACGTATTCAAAACCACACTATTGATCTTGCATTGAATAGAAGTACAGTAGTCGTATAAACAAAAAACCCCGCACGTAGGCGGGGTAAAACTACATCGTATATAAACGACTTCTTTGTTTTTATTCGTCCATAGCTGCTAATTTAGCAAAGTATTCTGCATCATCATCATCTTCTGTAATAGAAGGTTCTTTAGCTGCAGCTTTTGCTCTTGCTACTTTTGGTTCAACCTTTGGTTCTTCATCAATACTCGCACGAGCAGTTGTAGCTTCACCAAGGACTTTCTCTAGACGGTCTTTCAACACATCATAAGACTTGAACTCTTTGTCAGCAACTAAGTCTTTCAATGTAAACTCAGACTTCCAAATCTTTTCTAATTCTTCGTCATCATCACTCAATGGTGATTGTGATTCGAATTCAGATTTGTCATAGTTTTGATAACCATCAACTTTACGAATCTTCAACTTGAAGTTAGCACCTTTCCACATATCAAATGGGTTGATTGGTGTTTCATCTTCAAAAGCAGGATTCATTGCTTCAGTCAACTTGTCAAAGATTTTCTTTCCATAACGGAACATGAATACTTTGCCTTCGTTTTCTGGATGTTTTGGATCAGATACGATATAAACATTAGAAATGTAATTGAGTTTACGTTTCTGTTTGCTTACGAGGTCTTTGTTTTCTTTGATACCAGAATTCCACAATTTACTATTGTGTTCACAAACAGGACATTGCTCGTTCTTAGTAGTCAAACAATCTTCGATTAGCCAGCCACCAGGACCTTGGAAACCGTGTGAGAACTTCTTTACCCAAGGTAGAGAATCTTCACCGTCTCCGGCTGATGCGGGTAAAAATCGGATTGTTGCCATACCATTGCCAGCTTTATCAACTTCTGGTTTCCAGAAATTGTTGTTCTTGTCGTTGGATTCGGATTGGCTAGTTAGAGCTTGAACTTTTTCTTTAAGTTTGTCTAAGTTACCAGATTGTTTTTTGAGGGATGCAAATGACATATATTTCCTTTCTGCGGATTATTACGGAGTATAAAGTTTGTTTCAAAATCACATGATATAATATTATTTAGGCGTTCTAACACACATACATGTGCAAGATTGCCAAGGTGGTCTGCCAGTCTTTATGCCAGATGCCGATACCACCTGCCTGCTTCCAATCATCAATAACAGATTTGGTATCGTCAATGATAATGGTTGTAGGTTTTGCGTATTTGTACTTGAGACTTTTCCCAGGTACAAAAATTGGGTTGAATGTGATGCCGTGTCTCTGTAACCAAATCATCTTTTGTTTGGAGATGGCATCATAATTTTTTTCGTTTGCGGTTGAAGATAGAATTTGTGTGGTTGTATTCAGTTTACGGAGAAAATCAATTCCTTCATCTGCACCAGGCATTTTATCTAATGTTGCAAAGTTGTTGAACACAATAAATTCATCAAAGTACTTGTCAAACTTTTTGTTCTTCTCTGCTTCTGTAGGATCCATATGATATAGTTCTTTGTAACGTGATACAAAGTCGGCAATCACTCCATCCATATCAAGATAGATACATTCGATGTTAGGCTTCCGCATGTTCTTTTACCATTTCCTTTAGAATACTTTTCAATTTGTTCTTATCGTAATGTAAGAACGGTTTATACTTGGTGAGTTTCAATTCCCACTTTGGCCATATAATATCATCTTGTATTTTACGTTGCCACATTGGTAAGAAATTCATCAAGTCATCCATAATAATAACTGTCTCAATCATAATATTATGTTGCATCAACTCTTGCAGTAGTCTTGGATAGTCACCTGTTACTGCCAGAATCTCTTTCAAATCATACTTGTTGAATAGATATATTATATCTTGTTCGAACTGATATGTCAAGCTCTGGTTTCTTTTCTGCCACTTCTTGAAACGTTCTTGACTTTGTGGAGTCAATAAATCACCCACCCATGCCGTATCATCTTCAATGAAGTTGGCGATATAGAATTGTTTCAATTCCTCTATATCATACTTGCGTGACAAATGATAGAAATGATACTTATCTTTTCTTGTAGAAAAGGTAGTACGAGACACACTCGTTTTACCGTTGTACTTGATAAAATCATAGTTACCGGTAAAGTGAAGTTTCAATGCATTGTATAGTGAGTACGCTTCAAAACCTGTAGTGTCTGTCATATTGGCAACTTGGACGTTTTCTTGATTAGGTTTGCTTCTTGAGCTTCTTCTCTTATCTTAGATTTGAGAGCAGGCGATATCAATGTAGCAGCTACTTCAACCTCAAGACCGGTTTGTTCACAATGTGTTGTAATTGCATCCATGTAACCAGTCCTGAGATTTTCACATAGTTGTTCTATCAACTCACTAAACTCTTTGATTTCCGTTTTTGTTGGCATAGTCATTCAATGTTTGTAATAATAAAGGGATTTCATCATCTTCTAGTATTATACACCTAGTAGACACAGGAGGCAAGCCGGGACTTGCTTCTTGTTTTTCTAGTCTGGATAATACTATCAGGTTTGTATTTTCACTTAGAGTTCTAATTTCGTAATTTACCATAATTTATTTGTAGAATATGTGTCTGCCGATTTGGGTGATTTTGGTTTTCTTCCATCCTGGACTGACATAATCTGCATGATAATAAATCGCTTTCATTTCAAACAGTTTATCATGGACAAAGAGTTCTGTCAAGGCCTTCCTGGCCACCATTTTAGATTCTTCCCACTCGTATTTATTTCGTATGGCATACCTTGCTTCACAAACCCATGTGAATTGGCAACTGCCATTTGTTTTTTGATTTACGACCCCACAGACCGAGGATGGAAAAGATCCATTACGTGTGCGGTTCATTGTGACTTGTGCAACTGCAAGCTTACCCTCATAAGGTTCGCTGGCTGCTTCATAGTAGATATTTTGTGCTAGGCAATTGATTTCTACTTCAAATTGCTCGCTGACTCGTTGAACTAAATTTACGTTTGTTTTTGATTGTGTTGTTTCAATGAGTGTAAATGATAAAAGCAAGGTCGATAATATAACCATGATGGTTGTACTTCTTAGTTGCATTTTCTCTCCTTAGAAATGGGGCGAAGCGCACCCCATTGATGAAATTATCCTCTGAATGCTTCAGGTAAAACAAAATCTGGTATCTGTGGTCCACATGGCAAATCCAAACGGTGTGGGATTTGATATGATGGTCCATCTACGACACATCTATCCTTTCTCAGGAAAGTGACCTCAATCGTACATGGGTATTCAACACCATGTAGAGTTGTAGTCTTTCCCCAATTATTGGGATGATTATGTACAACAACAAAATTTTGCTCTAACTTTGTAATCAAAGAAAGTGCTTCCTCATACTTTTCATCTTGAATCCAGCGATCCAAGAAATGGATTTCAACAACGATGATTCTAAATCTCTTTAGAATATCATCTGGTGTGGCGAGTAATGAATCATACTCAGCACCTTCAATATCCATTTGTAGTAACAAGTCACCATTAGCAGGAGCTTTCTCGTTGACCCATGTTTCCATGGTCATAAACTCATCATTGTTTTCACCTCCAATGTACTTCTTCATAAAAGAAGCGGCGGGAAAACCATGAGGAGGTCCATCAACTGATAGATCCGCTAAATGACTTGGGATTCCGAATATTCTTAGTAAGTCACTTTCAAAGTAGGCGGAACCTGCAACACCAGGTGAGAAGCAAGCTGAGATACCTGCTAAATCATTGGGTACAAGGTAACCGCCATCAAAGAAAGGACCTAATCTAATCAATTCATGTTGTGTCTTCATTGGCGCAAATTTACTGGCCAAGAATAATAGATCAACACTATTCATAACGAAAATGTATCAGTTTAGAATGATACTTTTACGCCAGCAACGTATGTGTTACCGTTGAATTGTTTGATTCTAGAATCAGACTCAGCTGCTTGATAACGATAATCAGCAGTCAATGCAACATTCTTTACAACTTCAACTGCAACGCCTGCACCAGCTACGCCAGCCCAACCAGTTGCTTTGTTTGAGTTGTATTGGTTAGATTCTTGATCAAGGTATAAAGCACCAACTTTTACTGTGCCTGTAACTGGACCAGTTTTGAATACATCGTATCCAGCAACTGCACTCAACTTAGTAGTACCAGTCTTTTGGTAGTAATCAGCACCAGCAGTTGCTGA